TTTTTCTTGGTAAATATTAGTCATATTTCTTATCCGCCCTGCAAGTCGGTTTCTGTAAGGTTGTAATCATCTGCCCATGTCCCCAGTGCCTTGATGATTAGCTCATCCTCGCTGGACAATGCCAAAGCCGCTTTTTCAATAAGCAACAACAGTTCATCGGGCGGGCAATCCTTGCAATCGCCAGTAATAATCGCTTTAAGCAAGGTTTTTGCTGATTTGCTTAGGTTGTTTTCTTCTGATTCCTTGACATTGAATATTTTATGTAGCAAACTGGAAATAGCTCCAGCATGGCTGTCTCCGTTTAGCGCGGCTTTGTTGCCGGTCAATGCTTCGGTCTTGAAGGATGTGCCAGTCTGGAGCTTTTCCCTTAAAATGACTTCTTGTAAATAGAACCTTTGCGTTTGTTTGTCACGATGAACAATGACAACGCCGATAAAAGCATCCCCTTTTATTGATATGGGCGCAGCCAGTGTATAACCGTCATATCCCCTGCCTTTCCAGTTTTCTTCTGCCGATATAATCATTCCTTTTTTTATGATATCCGGCACAGCGGCAAAAGATGCTGACTTTGCTTTACTTAGCCCGTGCGAGATTGAATCCTTTACCCCACGCGCATTAAGCATCACATCGCCTATAACTGGATTGGTTGCTTTTCCGCTATAATTTTCTTCAAACCATTTTGTGACACGCTGAGTCAAAGGGGTATCTGTTTTTGAAACTCATTACCCGACAAGGCAATAATAGGATCGCCAAGCAAAAAACTCTTTTGTTTCTGCTTTTCTTCGTCACCATCTGCCGCCGCAAACCGTCCCAATCCATCATGATGACTATTTGCCTTCTGTAGCGTGGCGTTATCTTCTTCATCATCCTCTGATTCAGGTTCGCCTTTATCTTCATCCTCGCTATCATCCTCGCCGTCTTCCGGTTGCGGCTGTTCTTGTGCCTGCAATTGCATCCAGGCATTCAATAATGAAGACTCAACCGGCGCATCACCTAGCGCATTATCCAGCTTTTCATAGCCTTCTTCAGCGCGTAATTCATTCAGCGTCAACAGCGTTTTGCGTAGTTCATATTTTTTATCTTGATCTTCAACATCAAGCCCGGTCCAACGAAAACAAAAGTCATTATCTAGCTCACTGACGACATAATCGGTCAGCAAGTTTTCAAAATATGACAACAACGGACGCAAGCCGCTATCTTTGGAAGCCGCCAGTTTTTCAGCGGTATCATTGCCCGATAACGCGCTGGTACTGCCACCGGTAAAGCTATCAAAGTTAATCTCACTGGGCGACATGCCGTAAATCGCGCAAATGAGCGAGGTTAAAAACGTCATCCATTTAGCGAACATCATTTCATTGAAGTCGACGCCAAACTTTTCAAATTTAACCGCTGATTCTTGGTCTTTTGACACCAATATCGGCATAGCAAAGGCATTGTTTACCCCTCTCGTCATGTTGTGCCAGTACCGCCTAACCGCCGCCATATCCTCATTGGAGAAGTTACCAAACAAGTGCAGCACACCTTTGGGAATGCTGTTTTTATCAAATACGTTATTGTTTAACGCCATTGCGTTTAAAAAGCCAGTAACCAACCGAATCAATAGCTCTGTTTCTGGTAGCCCGTAACCGGCACAAGTAATATCGGCGCGAGGGTTGCGCGGCTCATAGATTAAATCTTCAAAGGTATAGGCGGTGCGTATTCGACCATTGACGACTTGCAGGGCGTAAATATCAGGATTACCGCGATAGCCTAATTCTGAGCAAAGGCGAATCGTTGCGCCGTCCACGGCGTACAACCCATTTAATCCCAGCTTTCGGTCATTACGCCATTCTGTTTCGATAGCAACTGAATCAAGGATTAAACTGTCGCGAGTCAATTTGCCCATAAACTGAGCAAAACTATCGCGCCGTAATGCCTTACGTGCCCGTGCTGACGGCTCTGTGCCACAATGGGATAGAAATAATGCAATAGTTTGTAATTTGTCTTGTTCAGCCTTAGTGATTTGGTGCTTGCGGTCAACATGCCGAATCTCAAATCCAGGCAAGGTGTTATTTTGTTCGCTAATACGGCAAAAGCGTTGTACTTGACGAGTGCGTGTCATCACCACGGCGTTTAATACCGGCATTTGTGCTGTCATAGAGCGTAACTGCTCAAACGATAGCATTCCGGGACGCTCCCAATAATCGCCACGAAAAGAAACTTGATAATCATCAACAGCGACGGATTGCATTCCATCTTTGCCGTGTTCAGCGGCATAGGAAGGTTGCGGAACGTTGTTGGGGTTAATCGCTTTGAGTAATTCAAGCTCGCTATTCAGCCATGCCGTCAGGTCCTCTTGGGGCAGCAAGTCAGAATCGGCAGGTAAATAGGTTTTTTGTAAGTCAGCAAGCGCGTCAACGCGCTCGTCATTGGGTGCGGACGGATTAAAGGCGGTGTACTGTGGATTGTCCATAATAGCGGTCACAAGGCGTTAAAGTAGCGTTTAAGATACTGTCACGACAAGCGGAGGGGGTAAATTTAACAAGTAACTAGAAATAATGCACTGTGCAAAATTTGCACAGTGCATTTAATTTTTTAATTTTCAATACCGCTTGGTGGACGCGCTATCACTTGACAAGCGCAGCGCATTCACCTTTTCATGGTGCATTAGCTAAAATTAGTCAGCAAGTTTTCAAAATACGACAACAACAGGTGCAAGCCGCTATTAAAAGGTAATTAAATAGGACATAATGTCGTGAAATATTCCTAGAGAGTGAATGATGAACACATTACAGTCGATCTCCCTGCTAAAGAGGGCAAGAATACGTTACAGTCAAGGCGAAATCGCTAGATTGCTTGACGTGGATACTCGCACTATACGCCGCTGGGAAATTGGCGAAAATGATCCCCCTACTTACTTGGCTGATGCCATCCGTCAACGCATATTGCCTTTAATTGATGCGGAATCCAAAAGCACCGCCCTGTTTACTTTTATAGACTTGTTTGCAGGAATTGGCGGTATTCGGCTTGGGTTTGAAGCTCAAGGTGGGCACTGCGTGTTTACTAGCGAATGGAATGCTTTTTCACAAAAAACCTATCTGGCAAATTTTCCGCAAGATACCCAGCATATTTTTGTTGGCGACATCACCCAAATTGATGAAAACGATGTGCCTAATCATGATGTATTGTTGGCTGGCTTTCCCTGCCAACCATTCAGCATTGCTGGCGTATCAAGCAAAAATGCTTTAGGCCGTCCTCACGGCTTTGAATGCGCCACCCAAGGTACTTTGTTTTTTGATGTCGCCCGCATTATTGCCTCCAAACGACCTAAAGCCTTTTTGCTGGAAAACGTCAAAAACCTACTTTCCCACGACAAAGGCAATACATTTAAAGTCATCCTGCAAACCCTGCGCGATGAATTGGGCTATCACGTCCATTACAAAGTGATAGACGGTCGGCATTTTGTTCCGCAACACCGCGAGCGTATCATCATTCTTGGTTTTCTGGATAAAACAGAATTTTCTTGGGACGATTTAGAATTGCCAACCGAAAATCCTCGCCTTGCCAGCATACTGCATCCGCAAGACGGCAGCGAAGCAGCCGAAGACCCCTATACCATAGGAACACAAGCGGCTATTAATCCTAAATATACCTTAACCCCGAAATTGTGGGCGTATTTACAGGCTTATGCAGACAAACACCGCGCCGCTGGCAACGGCTTTGGCTTTGGCTTGGTGACTGGCGATAGTGTGGCACGCACCTTGTCTGCGCGTTATTACAAAGACGGTTCGGAAATTTTAGTTTCACAAGGTGAAGGCAAACGTCCAAGAAGGTTGACACCACGTGAATGCGCTAGGCTTATGGGGTTTCCTGATAGCTTTAAGATTCCGGTTAGCGATACACAGGCTTATCGCCAATTTGGAAACAGTGTAGTTATGCCAGTAATGCGTGAGATTGCTAGAATTGTTGCACCAAAAGTCATTAAGGGGATACGACCTTGAAACGTGGGTATCTTTCACAGTATTTTGATGGAGTTGCGCT